GAAGACGGCATACGAGATCTAGTACGGTCTCGTGGGCTCGGAGATGTGTATAAGAGACAGACGGAATCTCCTGAAATATTATTATTGTTTTCCTTAACTGTCACTTTATCGATAAGCCCGAGCTTCCGGGCATCTTCCGCTATCCATAACCTGCCTGTTGCGAGTTTTTTAATATCATCCGATTTCCTGTTTCTCCCGGCGGCAACCGAATTTACAAACTGGTCGGCGAGACCGTCGATTATCTCCTGAACGGCGGCGATTTGACTGTCTGTAATCGTATCCATACCCATACCCTTATACTCGCCGCTTCGGATTACGACGGCTTTGATCCCCGCCTTCTCCTCGAATCCCGTCCAGTCGTAATAAACCGAATAGACACCTATCGAGCCTATTTCCGCCGTTCTTCCCGCCTCGATGGATTGCGCCTGTGAAGTAAGCCAGTATGCGCCGCTCGCCGCCAGGTCCTCGACCACTGCCGTTACCGGCTTTACCTGCCGGGCGTTATAAATTGCATCGGCGGCGTCCGTCACACCCGCGACCATACCGCCCGGGCTGGATACGATAAGCTCAATAGCCGATACCTGTTTATCCTCGATGGCCTCGGCGATCTGCTCTGTTATTTCATCGTAACCGGTTACATCGAATCCGAACAATCTGACCCATCCGGGAACGGTTTTAAGAAGCACGCCGCTGATCTTGATTTTCGCGACTCCATCGACAACCTGTAAAGTCTTTTTCGGCATATCGACGGCAACCGAGGTTATTACACTTACCGCCGAAAGTTTCGATACTTTTTCAATGAATGCCTTTAACGCCGTCGGCTCCATTACCCATTTATGGGTCTGCATTTCCGTTAAAATCGCCTCATTCATCGGTTTGCTCCTTGTCGGTTTCTTCGTCTATTTCCGAACCGTCCGCCGGCTTTTTGGTTGTTTTCGCTTCGTTGTTTTTACCGTTCGATAATCCTGCGAAAAGTTTCCAGTCAACTTCCTCACCGGTTTTGTTTTTGATATCGTTGGCTATATTAATCGCCTCGATAATCTCTTTTTTTCTGCCCTCGATGACTTCCTCCCTGTCCTGTCCCCTGCTCTTGCAGGCCTCGGAATGAGTCATTAAGGCCCGGTCGATCATCATGCCCTTGGCCTGGCACTCCTTGAGCTGGTCGATCCATGGGAAAGTAGGTCTAATCCACGAATACGGTATTTCTTTTCGTTTGCCCAGAAGCCCGGCCTTTTTCCATCCCGACATCTTCCATTCGAAAAGAGGGGTATAATAAAAACCTTCCAGCTTTTTTTGCCATTTTATAAAAGACTGAAACGCCTGCTCGAGCACTGCCCGGCTTTGGGAATAATTGCTTTTAGTCCAGTCTAATAAAACAATTTCCAGGGGCAGTCCCAAAGGCAGGCCGAGGAGTCTCAGGAAAGTGCGAAGCGATTCACCGAAATTTTTGGCCGGGATATTATGTTCTATACCCTCTATTTTTTCGCCCGGGTTTGCATGGAATACCAATGCGTATTCGAGCTCGGTCAGACGGGCGCCCCATTGTCCGGTAGTATCGGTTCCTGTTTTGGCGGGATCGACCTTGCTGTCTATAATCGCCCTCTGGTCCGCCTGCTCTCTTGTAAGAGAAACCGCAAGCCTGCTCAATAGCTGCATTGCAATCGCTTCCGAATCGCATACATCGTTTATCCTGTGCAGCATCGGAAAAACACTCTGGCACGCGGGCACACCCCGGGTGGAACTCGGCCTGTCCGGGTTTGTCATAAAAAGAAAATCTTTCGGCTCGATTCTTCTCGCTGTTTTCGTATGGAGATATCCCTGGTCGTTATAGCCGCTCACCCAGAAACCGGTGGGCACACCGTACATATTTTTATCGATCCCGTCCTTCGACTGGTTCCCCCCGTTTATCTGCTCGGCCTCCGTGAGTTGCAGGACGCCCTTATTTGTTTTTATACCCCCTATATCACCGCATAGAACCGCTTCTCTTAAAAACATTTGTGCCGTCTCGAAACCGAGAAGCAAGCCCCTTATCTCCGGCTTATAATTCCACGAGTTCCAGAGTTCCTCCAGCTTCTTATTGAAACTCGCATTGTCGGTAGTGACCTGCAGCGTATAGCCGGAGCTCACCATGTAATCGATTGCCCGATCGATCATGCCTTTATACAACCCGTTATCGCGGTAAAAAGTTCTGCTTTGATTAATTAATCGTGGCCGATCATACCTGCTGTGAGCATCTCCCGAACCCTGTGAATAGCCTCTGCCTCCCCTTTCGGCGATAGAGGCCGAACGAAATCCCAATGCTGTATATCTTCCGAACTGACCGGTTTGCAGTATCTGGTCCGAATGTTTTTCCGGTTTGGGCGTTCTTACTACAGGCATTAAAGCAGCATCCTTCCCCGCGTAAAGCTTGTCTTTTCGATTGTCGAATTTGAAATATTAAGATAAGTTTCGATTTCTTTTGCCTGGTCTTTGAGCGATTCGTAATCCATCGACTGCGACTCCTCCGATATTCTTATCGGCCTGTTGACAAGGATAAATCTTATCGCCGCCAGGGCATTTTGTGCTTTTGTGGTATCGCCTTCCCATAAAATATTGTCGTTATACTGGGAAATTGCATCGGCCAAACTTGACGAGCTTGTAAGTGACATATTCGTCCTTTCTCAGGGCAAATAAAAAACGGCAAGCTGATGAGTTGGCACCAACTTGCCGTTTAATATTCTTAACAATAACCGCCCGTCGGCGGCTGATTGATCGCCCGTTATTTAGTTTTCATTATTAAATTTCCTATAATGCCTGTCATAAAACAACAAAAAAACGGCTAAAAACCCGATTTCAGCCGAAATGCTTCCAAACTTGGAAGTATTTTATACTTTTTCGCCGAACACTGTATATGTTTTCCTGCAAACCGCCCTTTTGCATATACGATATTGGCGGCCTAATTTATTGTCGGTTCGTCGGCAAATCGTTTCCGTTGTCCCGCACCGCGGGCACCTGCTAACAGTGGGAAACGACCATTTTTTTTGCTTGGGTTCTTCCTGAATTTGTGCTTTGGTTTTTTTCTTTGACATAATTATCTCCTTAATATTTAGTTCTTATTGACCGTTGGCCGACCGTTCGGCCATGTTCCTGTTTTTGTTCTTTTTGATTTCTTCTTAGCGCTTCCACGTAATCTATATCCGTCAGGTGAAAGACCCCGGCAAGCTCGGCCGCCAGATCGCAGTAAACGTTGGCATCCCATAAATGATTCTCGCGAAAGCCCGGCTTTTTCTCCCACGTCACAATCTCTCGCCCGCTCCTCGCCCGCTTGACAAACTGGGCCTCCGATGCGAGCTGACGAAGGTAACTTTCCTGTAGATCGTTCGGAAGGTGAAGATATCCCGGCCCCGGCGATTTTTCCTTATCGAACAGGACCTGCCAGAGCCTGTCCTTGCCCATATCGACGTTCAAATCGTAACGTTTGAGTGCTTTGCCCACTACCGGCCGCACCTTATATAAACTTGTTCGCATCCTGTCCCTGCCGTAACCCATTATAGGAATCACCGTCTCCGGCGGGAACCTCAGGCAGAAATCATATACTACCGTGGACTCCTCATCCCGACCTTCGGCCATCTGGAACCGGCTGTCCACCGCCGCCCTCGAGGCGTAGAATTTTATAGTCTCATCCGCCTCTGAAATCCAGTCCGCCCGGACAACCTTCTCGACAATGTCCCAGTTCTCCGGCCTGCCGGTATGGCCGGTTTCTACCCGCCCGGCGTAAAGCAGCCATTGCTCGTTGCGGTAGCCGTATCCTTTTGTCACCACCCAGACATGGTCCGACTGAACATCGATACCGTGACAAATTATCTGCACTTTGGGCGGCACCTTGCGGTCCCGCATCGAGTAGCCGCCGATATGTGTTTGAAGGACTATCAATGAAGTTGCCCGCTCTCTTTGCTCCCAGGCCCGGGCGTTCTGATTGTTCCAGAAATTCCGAAAAGGCTGAATATTGCCTGCCTTTCGATGCCTGTCGGCGGTTGCCCAATCGGCGGCTAATGTATCGACTGTAGTGAACATCGGGTCCACTAATACCGAAGGCACAGTCAAGGCTTTATGGGTCGAATCTTCGTATTTACCGGCAATCTCGCCGTCTTTACCTATCGTGCATCCTTCCGGGCAGGCCCGGCAGCCGGAGATCGCCGCCTTACGCTCGAGCTCCGACCATTTACTCTTGCAGTTCGGGCATTGATACCATGCATGTCTCTTGCGTCCGTGGCCTTTTTTGTAATCGGCGGGCTTGAGAAAATTGCTTTCAGAATCTTTTTCGAGCTTGACGTTCTCGAACATCGCCTCGTGATATACCCCGCAATCCGGGCAGGGGATATGAATCGACCACTTCTGGCAAGCCTCGAAATTGATATCGGCTAAGTCGTTTTTATTCTTAGGCGAAGTCACGTAAAATTGCTTACTTATCTGCTCGTATGTCCTTGTTCGATTGCCTAACAAGCTGATTGCATCGGTATCGTCCTTTACCTCCTGCGGCCATAAAGCGACCTCATCGCCCGCCACGTATCGGCTGGGATCATCCGATAGTGTAATCGGAGAGGTCGGCCATGCCAGAACGATCTGCATATTATCCAGGTCCGTCGGCTCGCCGATAAGAAGATTTCGAATATCGCCGCCCAAATGCCGCAATATTCGGGGGCTATTCTCGAACGCCGGCTTGAGCCGCTTGATTCGTTTCTTGATAACCTTCTCATCGGGCAGTACAACCTTCATCGGCCCGGGGTCGATATCGATACAGTACCCCATCCAGCCGCCCAATATAACGCTTTTACCCGTCTGCGTGGCGGCATAGACCCAGATAACCCGCGTTGTAAGATCGCACAGCCAGTTAATTACAGTCCGCCAGTAGGGCGTTATAGACAGCTGCCACGGCCCTTTTATACGCGAGGATTTCGCAGGAAGAACGTAATACTGCTGCATCCAGTCCAGCATGTGCTGTTTTTTTCGCGGGGCGAGTATCTCCAGCTCCTCCTCGAACAGCGGTAGAGGACGATAACGTTCTTGTATTGCGTATTGCGTATCGCGTATATCGTTTTGTTCAAGAGTTGTCATTTTCTTTTTGCTGAAATTCCCCGCACCAGTCATCTGGGGTTGTATCAGGCCAAATACCTTCTCGACCTATACTTTCTCCATCGTCATCATTGTCTTTGATCGAATCAGATAATAATAAAGCCCGTAATTTTGGAGCATGCTTTCTACATTGACCTAATGATTCTTTTTCATCATCATCAATAAATCCTTCCCAAAATTTGCAATCTTTACATCTTTTCATAATTCACTATCCTTTCTTAAGTATTGATATACTTCACTCACCAATTCTTACTTTCTTAGAATTATCTTCAACCCAATACATTACTATGGTGAGCCTGTCGAACCATCATTTCTCAGCCTTGTAAAAAGATTTTTGCTGTGTTTGTTAAAACGGATTTTATCTCGTCGCTATAACCAAATCTTTTTTGATTGATTTCTATACTCTTAAATATATCTCCGTTTTTATGCTGTTCTGTAGCTGCGAGCCAATCACTAAACATTTCAACCAAATCAATCAGATTCATACCCGATATGCCATTCTCAAAATGTTCAGGGTGATGTCTGTTTCTTCGATAATGCAGTTCTATCGCAGGCTCCAGTTCCTTGAGATATTTTTTATATTGTTCTGAGCCATAATCACAAGTTTTTAATAATGGAGCATATTTCTCAAAAAAAGGAAGTTCCGTCGCTTCATCAAGCTTGCTTGCATCATGTCTTTGGCTTGTATTATAAATTGCCCTCATGAATTTAAGCATTATAGTTTGAACCCGCACAATATGTTTTTCAATGATTTGTTTTCCTTCACTCATTTTTCAGCCTCGAACTTTAGATCACTTTATTCACTTTAGCTCACTTTACACTTTAGTCACTTTTAACTTCTGTTTTCGGTTTCAAAATCTCATCCAGCTCTTGAAGTTTTTTCGCCGCTTCGGATGTAAGTTTCAATTCCGCCGGCACATGCTGGAGCTTTGCCATCACATCGTCCCTGAACTCCTCTAAACGATCTACAATTTCCTCTCGTGTCTGTCCGAATACCCGGTTTGCAAGGTCCGTTATCGCATTGAAGGCATTGACTATATTCTGCAGTATAGCGCATCGCCATGCTATGAACGACTCCCGCCCGATAAGCTCGCCTCGGTCCTGCTCGAGTTTAAGCCTTTCACGCTCTGTCTTAACCGTCTGGAACGGATTAAGGGCCGATACCGCTTCGCGTCCCCGGACGGCTTTTTTAAGTGTATAGTCCTCGAACCATAGAATCGCCGTATGCAGATCGAACGTGCCGTCCACATTTGCCTGCAGTCCTTTCTGAGTCCGCCATTCGTATATAGTTGTTCGTGTGACACCGAACAGCTCAGCTATCTGGTTGACCCCTATACGATTGAACGAGGTTCCGGCGATAGTCCCGTCCGTTTTGCGGTCGCGGATCCAGTTCTCCATCATCTGGATAGCCTTAGCGTTCCCATCCTTGGCGGTTGTTCGAAGCGCCTCCCTGTTCTCTATCCAGGCATTAACTGAAGCCGACTCCCACAGTTCGCTTGCCTCGGTATCTTTATCTAAAAAATCCCGCAGGTCCTGACCGGCCTGGAACTCTGTAAATCCGATATTTTTAAGCTGCCTGGCGGCATCGGTAACGGTAGCTACCGGCGCCAGCTCGATAAGTTTCTTCAGCAGTCTGCCCCGATCGTAGTTGGCCCGTAGTTTCGGATGTTTGGTAAGGTACTTGGAAAGATTTGTAGATAGCCCCGCTGCCTTGTCCGCCTCGGCTATATCTGCGTAGTCATAGCCAAGTCTCTGGCATTCAGCAAGTGTTAAATATCGGCCCCTTCTCGCTTTCTTTTTTTTTTTGATTGGAGTGACCGGTTTATTCTCTTTGTACTCTCGCTCGTACCGCTCCAGGTCCCTTAATTCAGATTTAGACAGCGCCTGATTCGATTTAACCTTCTTTAAAAGCGATAAATACCGCTGTTTTTGGGCTATTGCCGTTATATCCTTATCGTTTTTTTGATTT